TCAGCACCTGGTAGCCCCAGAGGGCGTCGATGCTGACGTTGAGCTTCGTGTTCGCCGCGTCGTACCAGATGCGCGAGCGCAGAGAGAGGCCGGTGATCGGGTCCGACACGGAGGCGATCTCCGCGCCGCGCCCGTTGCCCAGCTCGGACAGCGGCGCCATGGCGAGCGCGATGGCGTTGCGATGGTACGCGAGGTTCAACGACCGGCCCGTCACCTGTTGCGTCAGGGTGACGTTCTCGTTGCCGGCGCACGCGATCTGCAAGCCGGGGCGGATCGAGAGGGTGAACAGGTTCGCCGCCGCCGTCGCGTTGGCGGTGATGGCGTACTTCTGCGAATGCCCGGCGATGGAGAAGTAGTCGCCCGCGATGACGGTGCCGGCCAGCGTGGCGTCGCTGTCCTTGACGACGACGGTCGTGGCGCCCTTCGCCGCCGCCGCGTTGATCTGCAGCTGCGTGACCCCGGTGAGGGCCGTGGAGGTCGCCGAGGTCGGGACGTTCTGGTTCGAGTAGATGTTGAACCCGAACCGCTGGCCGAGCGCGCCGCGCATCTGCGTGTCCACGCCGGCTTGGCCCGCGCCCTGCCACTGCGAGAAGGCGGGCAGCGCCATGTACTTCGCCGTCCGCTCGCCGTTCAGCATCAGGTACAGGTCGTCCTGCGGCACGTTGTTGTCGAACAGCACCTGCCACAGCTTGGTGATGTCGGTGACGTCGGTGGGGTTGTACGTGCCCACGACGGACGCCGGGAATGCGAGCACCGTACCGCACAACGACATGTCCACCGCGTCCGCGACCGCGACGGCCGCCGGGCGGATGTGCTCGGAGATGACCTGCTCCTTGGTCCAGGACAGCTCCTTGTCGGTGAGCGCGAAGGTCACGCCCTTGTGGTAGTCGAGCGAGATCTCCACCGTGTCCGGCGCCAGGTCGCTCGCCACGTTGGGCATGTCCGTCGCCACGAAGCTGGTGGGCCGGCGAATCTGGATCTTCTGGCCCTTCTGCTGCGGCGTGGGGTCGAAGCCGCGATAGACGCGGCCGGCCATGCCCAGCGACTTCTCCAACTGCTGCAGCGCGGTCTGTGCGTAGAAGAGCGGGTTGTAGAGCCCGAGTGTGTTTGGCATCTGAGGGTCCTCCTGTTGGTTGAGCGGCCACCCAACCCCTCGGACACCTCAGGGTCGGCGCGCGCTTCGGACACCTCAGCGCGCCGGGGATGTTATCAACGTGTGAGTTCTTACGTGGGATTCGGCACGATCACGACCTCGGCGCCGGCTTTCTCCGCCGCCGCTTGCGTCTGACGCCACAGCTTGACGTCGTGCGCTTGCGCCTCCGTCAGCGTGAATTGGTGCGCGCCGGGCGCCCCCGCCGCGCCATTGCCCCCGCCCCCAGCGCCCCCGCCGCCTGACGGACGCAGCAAGTGCGGCGCGTCCTTCAGCACATAGGTCTGGAAGAATTCCGCCGGGTCCACCGGCTGGCCGGGATGCTTGTTCGAGAACAGCGGCGTCTTGGTCTTCGGGTCGACGGCCGCAAACGACCCGTCCTCCCGCAACGGCCAGAACGGACGGGCGCGGTTGATCGCATCGGGAACCGCGTAGTCCGCGACGCCGGCGTCCTTGGCCGCCTGCGCGAGCGTGGAGTCCAGCGTGGCCTCGGCCAACGCGCGCGCCTGCGCGGCGGCCTTCTCGTCCGCCGCCTTCGCGCGCTTCTCCAGTTCGGCGATCTGCGCCTCCAGCGCCTTGGTGCGCTGATCGACAGCGGCCTTGATGACGTCATCGCTCGGCGTCGTTGACGCCGGCGGCGGCGCCGGAGGAGCGGACAGCTTGGCTTCGAGCTCGGCTACCTTCGCCCGCAGCGCGTCGCGCTCCTGTTCCATCTGGTGCCGCTCGCGATTGGCGTGCTCCTTGGCGGCCGCCAGGCGATTGAGATCGTCGCTGGCGACCTCGCCCTGCAAGATCCACCAGTCGCCGTGCTGGGCGTAGTGTTTGCCGAGCACCGCGCGTTCGTCTTCGGGAAGTTCGTCCAGGCTCCTGATTTTCGCCTTCAACATGGTCGATGCGCGTGCCTCCCTGTTGTTCTAAGGCCCGCTCTAACTCCGCGCGGGGGCAGCTGTCAATCGTCGTCTGCGAGGCGGGCGCGGGCGGCCGCCACGACGTCGGCCACCGTCTCGCCCGCCGGGAGCAGGTCGGACAACGGACGCGGCCGGCCGGATTGGTCGACGAGATCGGCAAAGGACAACTCCCCGCGCCGCCATAACTCCCACCGCCCCACGCCCAGCACCTCCTGCTGCTCGGCCACGCTGCGCGACGACAGCCAGGCCTCGTAGGTCGTGCCGCGCGGCACCTGCCCGTCCATCGCCTGGCGCGTCCCGCGCGGCAGCGCCGCCAACGCTGCGTCCATGCGCGGCCCCAGGTCCTGGTTGTCGAGCATGTCGCGGAAGCTCCGCACCACGGGCACCAGCGTCGTGCGACAGTTCCAGTGCCACGGCGGCGGGCCAGGGAAGTCGCTGCCGCTGCCGTCCTCGGGCAGCGGCGCGCCCGTCTGCAGGTCCCACGCGCCTTCGGCGCGGCTGATGCACACCTCGGTCGTGCGTGTGTCGAAGGTGACGACGGCGCGCACACCACGGATCACGTCGGCGTTGGCGTGATAGGTCGCCATGCGCGCGGCATTCATCACGGCTTGCCCGCTGCTCCGCACCAACGCCTCGGCCTGGCGCCGGCTCAGGTCCATGATCCCGCCGACGCGCGGCGCCCCGCGGATCACGGTGCCGGTCGCGTCGCGCGCCGGCGCGCCCCGCACACGGTCCATCAGCTGGGTGATCGTCTCGCCTTGCAAGATGCCCCGGCGCATTTCGGCGGTGAACCGCTTGCTGGTGGCGTCGCGCTGCGCGCGCCACCATTCGGCGGACGGCGCGCCTTCGATCAGCGCGTCACGCGCCAATTGGTCCATCACGGCCGCGCCGGGCGCGACGGTCATCAAGTCGAACCCGTAAGCGCCGGCCACCGCCTGGCGCACGTGCGGGATCTCCGACTGCGCCAGCGTGGTGAGGTAGCGGTGAGTGGCGCGCGCCAGCTGCTGATAGCCGGGAATCAACACCGATTCGCGCGCCTGCGCCACCAGTGCCTCCAGCCGCTGTTGCCGGTAGGCGGTGCGCTGCGGCGCCGTGGGGTCCACGCGCGCCAGTTCGGCGGTCAGGCGCCGTTCCAGGTCGCGCAGCAGGCGGCGCACGCGGCGCTGCACGCCGGCTTCAACGCGCAGCACGTCGTGCCCGCGTCGGGTGAAGGTGGCGACCAGCTGTTCAGTAGCGGCAGACACCGAGGGGCGGACTCCCGCGCGGCGCGCCTCAGCCGGTGGCGCCCGCGATGGCGTTCGCGGCGGCGGCCTCGCGACGCGGCGCGGTGGGCGGCTGGCCGTCGTCCATCGTGACGGGTGGCGCCGTGGGATCAATGGCGTCGAGGTCGCCCATGCCGCCGGTGCCAGCGCTGTCCAATGCCAGCAGGGCGCGGTGTTCCGCGTAGGTGCGCTCGGGCGGGTAGACCCCGCCGCGCTTCAGCAGCTCAAACAGGTCGCGTTCGCTGAGCGCGTTGCCCAATTGGGTGGTGCGCGCCCACGCCTCCGCGTCGGCGGCCGACATGATCGAGGCGGTGAACTCGTTGTTCAGGGCGACCGTCACCTCGCCGCGCAACTCGTCCAGGGGCACGACGCCGTTGGCCCACCACACCTGGTACAGCAGCGCCTCGGTCAGCGCGGCGCTGGTGGCGCCGACCATCGAGGACAGTATCGAGTGCTCCGCGATCGAGCGCAACATGGCCTCGGTCGCGGTAACCGCCACCTGGCCGGGCTGCACGAGCCGTGCGCCCAGCTCGACGGCCAGCTGCTTCTTTTCCTGGATCGCTCGCTCCAACGCACCGAGCCCCTGACCGCTGAACTCCGCGAAGCCGGCCTTGGCGTTCTCGTTGGTGCTTGTCCAGACCTTCTGGCTGCCGTAATTGATCGACTCGCCAGGATTCAGCGTGACGCCGAACAGGTACGGTTGCGGGCGCCCCGTCCAGTGCCGGCCGTTCTCTAGGTCGGCGCTGTTTTGGTACATCGAGATATTGAGCTCCGCGAGCCCCAACAAGGGCGGTTCTTCGCAATCGGGTTCGATGGTGGTGGGGTTGACGAACACGAACGGGATAAAGTTCAGCGCCACGCCGCGCCGGTGGATGACGGCCTGTTGCACGGGCACCCAGCCCGCCTCGCTCGCGGCGGCAGGGGCCTGGCGATAGACGACGTGTTGGAGCCAGCGCGGCGTGGCGTTGGGCATGACCTCGTATCCCGGCGGCGCGCCGCCCGGCACCAACTGCACCACGCGCAGCTGTTCGACTTTGCGAGGGGCGAACGGATCGTCAGTCGCGTCCCACACCTCTTCCCGCAACACGACGCGCGCGAGCATCTGCCGGCCTTCGACGCGCATCGTCCACCAGTTCAGAATATTCTGCGCGCGATACCACGTCAGGTACGGTTGCGGCTCGGCCGGCGTGGCTGGATCGTTGGCAGCCTGATCCACGAGGACGCCGCACCGGCCCGGCGCCACCACCTCCGAGAACACCAGTTTGGCGAAGGTGGGGAAGGTGGTGCCGGTCAACGTCACGTCGTTGAGCAGGTACGCCAGCGCATCGGGCACGGACACCTGCGGCGGCTTGCGAAACACGAGGCCCACCAGCCCACGGTGCGTGTGCTTGGTGATGTCGGCGAAGACGGCGCGCATCCGGTACGCGTCGTACTCTTTCACGCGCCTGTCGGGCGGCCAGGACAGCATCGGCAGATACTGTTCGCCGGCCGCCTTGATCGCGCGGGCGCCGGTCACCGCATCGGTCACCGTGCGCCACGGCACGAGAAACCGTTGCACCTGTTCGTGGAGCGTGTCGACGGCCAGGGTCATTGCGGCGTCCTCCATCATCCGGCGCGCGGGGAGGTCATGAGTGGGCTCCCTATATGCCGCCGATGGCCCGCTGGTCCAGCCGGTTGCTCACCAGCGGGAATTCCGCGTGCACCAGATAGCCGAGCGCGTCCGTGATGTGATCGTAGCCGTGCCGTTTGTCGATGAGATTGGTGCCGGGCTTGTACGTGAGCTGATTGGCGGCGGTGATCGTGCGGCGGCAGCGCGGGTCCACCCAGTAGCGGCGGCGACCATCCGTCGCGCAGCACAGCGCGTTGACTTCATTGACGCGATCCACCACCGGCGGCGCCGCGCGAGGCGAGATCAGGTGGAAGCCGGCGCCGCGAATCACGGCGAAGTCCGTCTGCCCGACCGCGCTCGTTTTGGTCGTGCGTTGGTTGCCGGACGGGTCGGGGTACACGGTGATGGAGCGCCCGGGGTAGCGCTGGCGCAGGGCCTCGCACATCTCCGCCGTGTTGGAGTTGCGGAGTTCAATTTCGTCGATCTGTTCGAGCTCGTCGGCCGCGCGCTGGCAGATGACGGCGGACATCGGATCGACGTTGAAGTCCATGCCGACCA